GAAACGCCCTCTCTAACGAATTACAATAACTACAATCTGTTACCTCCCTGCCCCTTCAAGTGTCCTCTCCTCGCTTGCTGGGGCTTTTTTATATCTATATGTAAACACTACAATTAGGAGAAATGATGGCTATTCAATACAAGAATGTAATGGTTGTTACATTAGGTGAATTTCTGCAAACATTATTGCAGATCCAAAAAGAAAAGACAATGGGAACTTACATAAGTGCTGGTCGTATTGGACATTTGCGATTAGAAAGTCCTTTTGTTGTTGGTGGTGAAACAATCACCCCAGAAATTTTTCAAGACTTATTTATTGCAATTGCTGATGCTGTTCGTGAAAACAAATTCACAGAAGAAGAAGCTCAAACACTAGAAAACGAATTACCAAAGTTTACACATCATGTGTGGCGTAATAATTGGTTAGTTGAGATTAAAGATTTCTCACACAATCCATTAGCGTTTGAAGAATTACAACAAATTAATAGTCGCATTGTCACTGACAAAACATTAATCACTCGTGAATATTTGGAAGATAAAACTTTAGAAGAAATGAAACATTTGTGTCATTTATTATCTATTGAGTTTCCACCAAATAGTAAACAGAAGAAGCTCACTGAATTATTGATTGGTCAGTATATTTAGTGTTTGCTTCGAATGCAATGCTTTCCGCCATTTTCTGTTTTTCTGTGTTGCAGAAAGTTATCTAACAATTCCGACCAAGTGTCTTGTTAGATTTTCAAAGATGTTGGTGGAACAACATCTTTATTTATTCCCAACCCTGTACATATTCAAGCATTGTGATTTGAAATGTCTGGGAGAATGTGCCGCCTTCGGGCGGTTTATTCAATTTTGTTAAACAGGCATTGGCGTGTCTGTAGCGTTATGTTATTATGTGATGCTAAATAAATTGTTCACAGAGATTTTATTAACAAGTATTCTCTGTGTTGGGTTCGTGAACAGACCCTCGCCAAGCGTGGGGAATATTTGATTAATAGGATTTTTAGAATGGGTGCGCCAAGAACTAAAGAGCATTTACTACGTTTAGCGGAAAATTTTCAAAGAAGGCTACAAGAAACCAAACCTTGGATTTCTATTGACTTGGAAAATTACAGAGGTGGTAAGTACAAATTAAATTATTACTGTTCCAAGCATGACTTTAATGGTGTAGCGTCTGGAGCAGCTTTGATTAAGTCGTATGGCTGTCCCGTGTGTCAAAAAGAAAGTCATATTTGTAATACTGATGAGTATAAAGAATCTAGGTCTTTGTTAGAGTTTGATAATTTCAAATTGAAAGCAAAAGAACTGCATGCCGATAAGTACCAATACTTTGATTATTTAAATAGTCGAACTAAAATAAAGATATTCTGCAACAGACACCAATCTTATTTTTATCAGTTACCTTCGGCTCACTTACAAGGGCAGAGTTGCCCAGAATGCGGTAAAGAAAGTTTTTCAGTTAGTGCAGGAGTGGGCGATAAAGGTTTTGAAGATAAATGGTTGTCTAAAAACCAGAACCCAAACCTATCTTACATCAAAGGAAGTTTTACTAAATTTCATGAGCCAGTGGATTTTAATTGCACCATACACGGCAGAATTTCAATCAACTCTGGTAGGGATTTAAGTAATGTTTGTAAACTCTGTGTCAAAGAAGGTAATCGAAAGAAATTTGAAGAAAAGTTTATAGAAACATCTTCTAGACTCTATCCTGACCAGTTTGATTACTCCAAATTGGATTATCAAGGAAATAGAGTGGCTGTGACATTGATATGTAAACATCATGGGGAGTTTAAAGTTTCCCCTATGCACCACCTCTCTGAACACGGACATGGTAGTGGGTGTAAACAGTGCGCAAAGTTATTGTGGGGTAGATGGTCGCCAAAAACATTAAAGAAAAATGAAGAATACTTCAGAAAAGAAGTATGTTTAGTTTATTTAGTAAGAATTGGTGACTTACATAAAATAGGAATTTCCAAGAATATTAAAAATAGGCTTAGTCAATTTAAGCTAGAATCTGGATTAGACCCTGAACTTCTAGGTTTCTATCAAAGCAATACCTATAAATCTTCTGAGATAGAACATCACCTAGCCAAACTTTATAAAAATAAACGACTAGACCACTCAATACGTTTTGGTGGATATACAGAATGTTACCATTTCTCTGAAAAAGACATTAACGATGTTCTTAGTTTCTTCAACAAAGCCGACTCTTGGTAGCCTACTTATTTGAAGGAGATATATGACAAAACAAAATACTGTAACTAAGAAAGTCACGCAGAACATTCCGAAAATAACTCTACAACCTAAGCAGTTAGAATACGTAAATGCCAAGGAGAGTATTGTTTTCTATGGTGGTGGCGCAGGCGGTAAACTAACTGCCGCCTTTAAACTTCCTTAATTCGGTGAAAGCTAAGTTGGGAATATTCATGTATTCTTGATATGCCAATACCGAGCGAAGCTCTTTTAAAGAGAACGTGTAGAGATCAGTCCCGATGAGTGTACGGACGTAGGATAACAAGCGATTGGTTATTCCAAACAGGAAGCCATCTGACGATGGAAGATATGATCCAATTACATCAGAAATGATGGAAACAGTGTAGCGACTGTAAAATTATTAGGGTAAAACGTTCGGTAGTCTTTGTGACAATTTATTAGGCATACATGACCCACTATATTTTAGTGTATTTTTCCGATCTACAGTAACGGAAATTGATAAAGGTCTTTGGCCTAGCGCTAAACAGATGTACATGCCTTATTTAGTTGATTCGGACGGAAAGTTTGTTGGTAAATCTAAAATAAACGAACAAACAAAAACAATAGTATTCCCTAGTGGTGCTAGAACAACTTTTGGTTATTTAAGCACAGATCGCGATGCGGACGCATGGTATGGTGTGGAGATTACCAAAATATATTTTGAAGAAGCTCAGTGAATCTACGCTGAGGGTAAACCTTTCTAATTGCTGGAAACCCTTTAAGACATTTAAACTACAACGTGAGGATGAAATATACCTGAGCGTGAATGTTTGAGAATTAAATGTATTAGGCAATCAGCAGCGAAGCCCCGAATAGGGGAACGTTCGACGGTCAGAGCATTGCTCGTAGGTTACAAGCGTAACCGAAACGGAAGGCACTAATAGTAAACACTTGTTAGTGAAGATATGACCTAATCTTTAGTGAAAGCTAAAGCCCTATGGCTATCATAGTTGCGTGTGATAGTAAATAAAATGTTAGAAGCCAATACCAGTTTGATGTGTTAAAATCTCGTAACCGTTCTATGGCTAACGTAGCAAAAGGGATTAGATGTACATTAAACCCAGATCCTACTTCTTGGATTTATGAGTGGGTAAAGCCTTACTTGGATGAAGAAGATTTCCCAATTAAGGAACTATCTGGTAAAACTCGTTATTATGTGATTGTTGAGGGTGAACTCCACACGTCTTGGGATGAGAAAGAATTAGTGGACGCTTGGGGTAAAGAACCTGAAACTTACACATACATTCCAGCAGTGTTAGCCGATAACGAAGCCTTGCTTCGTATGGACGAATCGTACCGCAAAAAACTAGATTCATTACCAGAGGCTAAGCGCAAGCAATTGCTCTTGGGTTGCTGGCAAAACGTTGAAGATTCTGGAATATTCTTTAGGCAAGAATGGTTAAAGAAAGCCACAACATTCCCAAAAGATGCGCTAATTTGTCGAGCATGGGACTTAGCTGCAACTGCTGACGATACACCAAATAATAAAGGGTGTGACCGTACAGCATCAATCCTAATGGCTAAATCTAAAGACGGATATTTCTATATAATGTCTGGAACAGGTTTTAGACAAAGGACAGGCGAACGGGATAATACAATAACACAAATAGCTAAACATGATGGTGATGATGTTCATGTTGTCTTACCAAAAGATAATGGTGCAGGTGGTAAAGCTGCATTTGAATATTTAGCCAAATCATTGACAAGCGAAGGTATAATTGTCAAAGCTGATAGTATCACATCAAACTATTCAAAGTTGAAAAAATCCACACCAATGTTCACAGCAATTCAAAATGGATTAGTGTTCATTATTGAAAGTGGATTCACCTTTGAAGAACTAAAATTGTTCTACAATGAAATGACAATATTTGATGGTGTCACAAAATCCACAAGAACACGACACGATGATTATGTTGATGCTTGTGCAATGGCTTTCAATTATTTAAATTCAGCTAAGATATATAAAGTTCCAAAATTGTCTGGTTTTAATATTCCTTTGAATCTTAAATCAGAATTGATATATGAAAATTAATGGAGTGATGATGAATGATTCAGTTGATGTAGTAAAAGCTGAGTCCAATATTAATAGCACAGATGTTCTAAGGATGCGACTTGGTGAAGTTGGTAAGCCTTATTTAAAGAGTGCTGGCAGTTGGATTATCAACGAAGAAAGACGTGAACTACAACATCCCTACGCATTAAAAACGTATGAAAAGATGCGTCAATGTGCAACAGTGGATGCTGCTTTATCAACAGCAGAAGTCTTTCTAACAAAAGCTATTGTCGGTGGTAAATTCAAAACTACATCAACTAATCCTAAAGCTAAAGAATTCTGTAATTTCCTAAACTGGAACTTAAAGAATTTAGCAGATACTACATGGTATGATAGTGTTACAAACATTATATCATATCTACAGTACGGCTTTAGTTGGTTGGAAAAAGTTTATGAAAAGAATCCATCACCTACATACAAACAATTTAAATACAAACTTAAGAAGCTAGCCCCACGTTCACAACATTCTATTAATGAATGGCAATGGAGCGATGATCAGCGTAGTGTTGTAGCAATCAGACAGTATCCCAATCCTATCTTAAATACGCTGTGGAATCCTCAGATGGTGAATGTCGCTGAGTATCCTGTGATTAAGCGTAATAAGATTATGTTGTTTAGCTATAATAGTTTGAACAATAACCCTCTTGGTAGAAGTCCATTAAACGCAGTGTATCGCGCTTGGAAAGAGAAAACTCTTTGTGAGGCATACGAGATGGGGGCTGTTGCTAAAGCGGCTGGTGGTTTGATTGTGGTACGTTTACCAACAGAACACATCAACCAAGCTCAAGAAGATCCTACATCAGAAGCTGCTCAGACGTTAAAGAGCTTAACAGATCAATGTGCGCTAATCCATTCTGGTGATCAAACATATATCTTGCTAGGTAGTGATGTTCAAGGTGAAGCTGGTAACGGTAAGTATGTGTATGATATTGACATTAAGGGTGTAGAATCATCCGGTAATGTTGTCAATATGTCAGATATTATTGATAGTAGAAAGAAAGCTATTTTAGATGCCTTTGCTGCTGGTTTTATTAACCTTGGTAATGAAGGCGGTGGTAGTTATTCTTTAGCTGATAGTAAAGTTAGTATTCATGCTTTCTACATGGAAAGACATATAATGTTTATTCAATCTGTTATCCAAAATGATTTGGTTAAACAGTTGATGGAGATTAATGATCTATTCCTACCAGAAGATGATATTCCAGTATTCCAACCTGCTAAATTGGATGATGTAGATCCAGAAGCCTATTCAAAAATGGTTCAAAGAATGGCCGCTGTGGGCTGCTTGCCGATCACCAAAGAAATCATTATTGACATTCTCAACAAGTGTGGTGTTGATACAGATAGCTTGGTTAACCTTACACAAGAGGAATTGGTTGCTCTACTTCCTGAATCAACGTCTAGGTCTGGTGATGGTATGAAGAGTGGTATGCCTTCTGGTACTGGTAGTTCTAACGGAAACAATTCAGCAACCAACTCGGATAATAAAGCATAATGGATAAAGAAAAATTATTAAAACTATTTGAGTCATTTATTGATTCAGTAGTTCCAAAAGATGATGGTGTGAAATCTGACGTTGCTGAAATTGATAATGTTGTCAAGTCAGTAGATGAGTTACAGCGTCGTGCATTATTTGTTGTAATGCCTCCTGATACAGTGGATTTACACGGTGATATTTATTCTGTTGAGGAAGTGGAAAAGGCTTGTATCTCTTTTAACACATCATGTATGAAAGCTGGGGCTTATCATGCTGTTGAGTTATCAAGCGAACTAGCTGTAATTGAACAATCATTCACATCCCTAACAGACTTCACTACAGAATCTGGTGAGTTTATCAAGAAAGGCACATGGTTACAATGGTGGCATTTCCCCAAGCCTGATGACGAAATTAATGATGTTGTTTGGCCTAAAGTGATTAGTGGGCATTTTACTGGTGTCAGTATTCAGTGTCAAGTACAATATGAAATGGTGGAATAATGACAATTAAAGCTAAACGTATTTTAAAGAATTTTGATTTCAGTGGTCAGGGTGCGCGAGTGGATCTTGTTTGTAAAGAACAAGGCGGAGCAGCGAATGGTTATACTACCTTAATTTACAAATCAGTAGATAAGCTCCCAGACATTGAACAAGATATTGATATTTACAAAGCATTAGAACAAGTGACTGTAAGTATTAGTATGGAAGAATTTCTTCGTAAGTTCTTTGGTATGTGGTCGGATGACGCTGAGGTGTTAACTAAACTGTTGGGTTTTGAAACTGAGTTTGAAAATTCAATGAAAGATAAATCCTATGATGAATATGATTGGAAAGCAGAACATCAAAAATGGATTGAATCTAAAGTTAGTCAATTCACTATTATGAAGTCAATGAATTCTGGTGAGCTTAAAACAATTAAAGCATCAGATTTGGAACAGATTGTATCTTTACAAAAATCAATCGAACCTGAAATTTTAAAACATTTTGATCAAAAGGAAAAACTCGTGGAAAAAGAACTGTTAGAACTTAAAGCAAAATTTGAAGCACAACAAGCTCAGATTGCTGAAATTATGAAAGCTAAAGAAGATGCTGAAAAAGCTCTTGCTGATGCTAAAGCTGAAATTGAACAAGCTAAAGAAGCTGAAATCACCAAAGCATTAGAACTTGAATTGAAAGAGTATATTGCAGATGAAGCACAATTAGCTCAAGTTGTTAAGTCTGTTAAAGTATTAAAATCTGTTGACGCTGAACAAGCTCAAGCAATGATTGATGTATTGAAATCAAAATCAATCGCTAAAGAAAACGCTATTGTTGATGGTGGTCTGTTAGATGAACAATCACATAATACAGTGGTAGTTGAAAAATCCGCTATTAACGTATCAGCGTTGAATGCAATGTTATCTGCTCAAGTAAAATAATAATAATAAGGAATAAATAATAATGGCTATTATCGCTACATCACAACCTTTCCTGTCTGAAGTTTTAATGTCAGATAGTCAATCATTAGTTCATGATCATAACTACGCTACTGTAAATTTGAAAGAAGCTGCTAACACCACTGTCACACTCGGTAGTTTGGTGTATTGGGATAACGCAGCTAGCGCTTTCCGTACTTTGAAAAACACTGACTTCACCAACGATACCACTCTTACTGCCCCTGCTGGTGTATCTAGCTTACCAAACGGCGCTTCTATCGGTGTTGTAGTAGGTTTTAATGGTTCTCTTGGCGGTGAATACTCTCAGGTTGTTGGTACTACTAACGTTCGTGCTGCTGTCCTTTTCCGTGGTCTTGCTGCTGTTAAACGCACTGGTTTAGTATTCGATGCTGGTGTTGTAACTGCTCGCCGTAACACTGTTGTTCGTCTGTTAGAACAAGCTGACATTGATGTTAAAGAAGTTGCAGCTAAAGTTACCAATTCATTATACGGCTACGCTGGTTAATAAGAAATTTAATGCCGTCTATTGGCGGCATACATCATATAATTAGAATAAGGAATAATAAGTAATGTCATTAAAAATTCAAACTGGCATGGGTGCTGGTAGTGTAGAAATCACTAAATCGTTAGTTCGTGACTTAGGTAATCTTAACGGTCTGCATGATATGACCTCTGGCGTTTCACAACGTCAACCTGTTCCACAATTACTGACTCAAATCTTTGTATCTCAACAAGATGAAGTTTATTTACAGACCAATACTTTTGAACATGATTACACTCGTTATGTTCAAGCTATGCCTTCTGATAAACCTTACAGTGAGCGTGGTCTGGTGATCAATGCTCGTCCAGAAACCAAAACCCACTTGTTCAAAGTTCCGTCAGTAGGTATGAACGCTCACATTCGTCCATCAGATGTGTTGCGTCGTCGTAAGCCTAACACTGGTAACGAACTAGAACAGAAAGAAGTTGTAATCTTAGAAGATATTGCTTCTATGATGAAGGGGTGGGACTTGTATGCTGAGAAAGCATTGGCTCATGTAATCTCTACTGGTTCTCTGTACGTTCCTAACGCTACTGTTCCTGCTGTAGATTTCTACCAAGAATATCTGTCTATTCCAGCAGCTTCTCGTCCAACAGTAGATTACAAACTTGGTACTACTGCTGAACATCCGAAAGAAGCTGGTGAAGAAGCTCGTCGTCGTATTCTGGACAACCTGCAAGAAGGTCAATCGGTGAGCGGCTTCGTAGCTATCTGTGGTCGTACATTCTTCAAACGCTTAACTGACCATCCGAAATGGACTCAGCGCATGACAGAAGGTGCTGGCTTAAATGGTCAAGATCCATTCATCAAGCGTTTCGAGAACTACAAAGAACAATATCGTATGGTTCGTTTTGCTGATGATATTGTTTACATTGAATACGCTGGTGTAATTGGTGGTACTCCACTGATTGCTGATAACGAATGTTACATCATCCCAGTTGGTACTTCATTGTTCCGTAAAGTGTATGCACCAGCAGAAACCAACACTTACGTAAACACTCTGGCTCAGAAAGAATATCTGTGGCGCTTTGATTCTGAATTTGACGGCACTAAGTTGTTCTCTGAATCTAACCACGGTTTATTCATGATCAACCCAGCACTGGTAGTTAAAGGTATTACTTCTAACTAATACTTCTACTAACATTCTAATAGAAGCCCCATGCGTTTTGCTGGGGCTTTTTTTGTTGCCTAATAATAGATAGATTCAATTAGGAGAATTAAATTGATTAGTGTAGATTTCAGTCAGCCAGTAGACAGAATACGTGTTAATATTGGTGATCCAGATAAGCTGATAGTTGATGATAATACAATCACATCATGTTTAGCTACATACGGAAATAATGTATACGATACCACAATTATTCTCATGAATATGATATTAGCTAAAATATCTTTAGAAGCTGATAGAACTCGTGAGGGTGAAGTTGAAATGTATTTCACCAACTTATATAAAAACTATAAAGACCGTCTGAACGAATATAAAAAGAATGGTGATAAGATCCCATCAAAAGGTAAAGGTGTTGGTATTATCATTGGTGGAACTAACGTTAAAGATAAAGTTAGAATTGCATCCAACTTAGAATACTTCAACCCTTATGATTTGAATGAATGGCACAATATGATGTTATCTAGTGGTGATAAGTTTTATGTAGAATTTATGAACCAACCACTACGTTATTCCATCTAAGGGTTTATTGTGAAATTTAAAAGTCAATTAAAATCTAAGTTAACGTCAGATACGACTCCAATAACAAGGATGATTGAACGATTAAAAGCTATAG